CATCTCCCGATTCATCAGCATCAACGGCACTAAGAGTTAGCAAGTTACCATCAATAGCAGTTACAGTTACTGTTGCGTTATTGCCAGAATCGGCAGCATTTGTAATTGCAAGTGCTTGACCAACAGTATATGCCGTCATAGCAGTTCCGCTTGTTCGGGTAAAAGTATTTGCGACAGCGACAAAATCACCTGTTGTTGTTAGTGCATCATCAAGGTCAGTTACATCAATAATTGCGTCTACATAATATTCATGGCCTAAAACTTTAGGGGCTGTTGTCCCCAAGTGGTCGGCTACTAGTGTTACAGTATATGTCAATTAAATCACCTCATTGAAGGTCGATAATCTTTCCTTGTCCTCTAAAGTAAGTACACATAGTTTCAGCAACGGTTCTGTAAAGTCCTCGATGACCCAACTTACCGTGTCCGAAAACATCAGCATTAATTCCACCTTCAAAGTATTCAGTAGGCTTTAGTGTGCAAAGGAACAAATGGTCAGTATCTAGAATTAGCATATCTGAAAGTCCTGCTCCACCATTAGGCATATCCTTAACAGGAATAATTGGGATGTCGTGATAAGTAGCAACACGGAAACCAACCTCTCGGCCAGAAACACCCTTAATTCCCGAATGGGATGGAACGACTTCTGTTCGACCCATGAATCTTTCTTGTGCTTGTAGCAATTCTCCCAAAGTCTGAATAGTATCATATCCTGTTAGAATAACCTTAGGGTCTCCGCCTCTTGCCATGAGGTTTCTCAAAGCAGTATTTAGGAGATTAACCGTTAGGTTTCTATCAGTTCCTGAGTTAGAATCAACGTAAGATTCAAGGTATTCTGTTCCCGAAGATGCTCTTGTTTGTCCATACAATTCATTCTTGTTTGCATAATTAGACATACCGTTGGTTTCAGCATAAGTAGCAATAATCTTGTAAAGAGAAGTTAGCAATACATCTGGTGAACCTAGTCCAGAATGGTCTAGACCCTTTCCTGCCGTAGTAGTCAAATCCTGCAATACCATTGCGTTCATAACTTCAGCGTGAGTAATTCCAACCTCTTCACGGTAATTAGCAATAAGGTCGCCAATACCGTCATCAAGTCCTGCCATCAATTGTGCAATTTCAGAAATCTCAAAAGTATGTGCAACAGTCTTTGGCGTTACACTTAGGGTTGTGTATTCTGGCTTTACGTTAGTAATGCTAGAAAGTGCAACGTTTTCTGCAACACCGCCCAAAGTATCAGCATCAGAAACTGAGAAAGTATCATCAGCACCACCCAAAGCACGGGACTTTAGCATTCTCCAACCGCTAGATTTCCAAGGTTTCTTAGGAAGCATAGAAAGTGCATTCATTTCACGGTTAATCATTGACCAAACTTTTTGTCCATAAACAATGTTGTAAAGTTCAGTTGTTTGTGAAGTTCCTGAATCCCAATGCGCTCCCTCAATACCTGTTGTTGCGCCTGTTGCTTTCAAAATGTTGTCGCTTCCCATACCATAGGTCGCTCGCTCCATGTCTCCGATAGTCTTAAAATATCCACTCATGTTTAGTTACCCCCCTTCAAACGGGAAAATTCATTGTGTGCTTCATCCCATGACATGTTAGCAATATCTCCAACAGTTACAGTATTAGCCTCTCTTTGTTCTGCCTTTGCAATAACGTCGCTCTCCAAAGACTTCTTTAGTTCGCTTAGTTCGTTAGCAAGAGAACCGATTGCTTCTTGTGCATCAAACTTAGCCTTTTCAGACTCAGCCTTTTCAACACGAAGTTCTTCCTTGTAGCGGTTTTCAAATTGTTCCTTGATAACTGCGTAGGCTCTCTCTTCTTCCTTTTCGGCTCTAAATGCTTCATATGCCTTTTCGATGTTAGATGGTGATAGGTCTAGGGTTGAGATTTCCTCAGCCTTTCGGTCCATATCATATTCTTCTGATTCAATTTCAGTAGTTCCTTCATCATCATCATAATCAGCCTTTAGTTCTTCTTCCTTAACATCCTCCATTTCGAGGGTGTCGACTTCTTCCTCAGGCATACTATCCATAGTTTCAAGTTCTTCTTCCTTGACGATAGTTTCCTTAAGTTCTGCCATTACTTCATTAAACTCGCTTAGTGCTTTTTCAATTTCGCTCATATTTTTGTCCTCCTTTACAATATTAAATTTGGCTTCAGGGTTAATCCCTTCTTCACAAATGGTAATCTCATGCAATTCAAGTTTATCAATTTCTTTGTATGTTCCTGCATCAGAATCATACTTATTGGTCTTGTTAATTGCCTGACCACCAATTGAGAAAGAACGAAGTTTGCCACGACGAATATCCCTCGCAACATCTTTCGCTTTCTCAATATCATTTCTTAATTTTATCACTACAAAAAACCCTGTATCATCAACGCCTGTTTTTAGGACTTTACCATTGGAATCTGTATATTGGTCTACTACTTCTCCGACCTGAACGTTAGAATGTGTAATCATCACATTTCTATATCTATCTTGCTTCATGAATTTATCAGCCGCTTCTTTAATTGCGCCCAATGTAATCTTATCATTTTGCTTATCTACAACATCTACTGATGCGTAACCTGCAATTACTGTATCTTTATCCTCCTTGAGAATAACAAGTTCTCCACCACTATGTAAGTCATTACCAAACATAGGTGTCCTTAACTGCATGATATTATATTTGTATGTTCGACTATATTAACCTTTCTTGAAAAATGGGTCAATTTTTGTCATAAATATCTATTTTTCCTTCATCTGATGAATCGGGTGTCGGCTTATTTTCATACCCTGTCCATGCCAAAAACATCTCTTTACCATCTACGGGTAAATACCTAACGTGAAGTTTTGAAACAATATCCTCTCCCTTGATAATATACTCATGGTAATCATTTCGTTGTGCGCCCAAAATCAATTTACCTTTGTCTAATAAGATTTTTTGTTCTAAGTCCTTAGTAGCAGTAGCAGGATATTTACCTGCCTCCCCCAAAAGGTCATACACTTCTTCATCTGAATTGGTGTCAATTTTCCAAATCATCTTATCATCTTTGTAATCAATTACAAAGTAGAGATTGCGGTCATTGTTAGCCCATAGTTGAAATTTACCATTTCTTTCTACTGCCTTTGCCAACGTATCACTATCATAGGAAAAGCGAGTAGAACCTGTTGGGTCGCTTCTAAATTCAATCCCGTATGCTTTACCGCCTCTCTTTAGTCTATTTCGCATTTCCTTTAAACCGTCCTTTTCACCAAATAAACGATTCATCATTTTAGGGTCATACTTTACGGCTTCTCTAAAAACCTGCTCATCATTCAATGTTCTATTTTCTAACAATTGCTGAACGAAGACAAAAAACTTCCCGCTATCCTTTCCATAGGCAGCCTTTAATTGTTTTTCCCACATATCTTTATTGATTAGGGCATTTTTGGACATAAGGTTTTTATCTTTAAATCCGTGAAATACAAAGCCTTCTAAGTCTAACCCTGTGTCAAATTTAGCCACCCCATGAATATTATCAGTAATTGTATATGATTTTGTTAGAGCGTCAATTGTGTAATCTCCCAAACTTTTCTTACCATCTTTGGTCAAAAATTCTAGGGTAATTAATTTTTCAGGTTCAGCCGCTTCGGGAATCTCATGGAATTTAGAATTAAAAAGCGAAAAGCCCTTCTTTGGATTACCCATAATTTCATCAGCCTTTACCCTAATTACTTTACCAACCTCTACTTCTTTATTTGTATTTGTTGTCTTGCCCAAATTCATATAAAATTTACCTTCAAGTTCAAATGCCTTTGGGGTATCTTCTTCAACAGGACCGACACCAATTGTGTAGCCAAATGTGCCATTTTTATTTTCCTTAACTGCGAGAACCATTACGTCAAGGTCTACAAATTTTTTCCACTTAATCCACTTAGGATTTTTCTTTTTACCAATAATATAGGAAGACTTTGCATCCTTAATTACTACACCTTCTGATGTCGGGTTATTCATAATTTCCATAGCATACTCTTCAATCTCTTCCATTGAATCGGCTTCTCTAGTATTTTTCTTATTAGGAAACATTACTCGCTCGTCGGAATGTGCTGAAAAATTTGAAATTAGAGTTTGCATTCTATCCTCTAGTTTTTCCATAGCAATAGATTCGTCTTCAAAATACATTATGTCAAAAATGTGTAGTTTAATATCTCCCTCAGATTCTACCTTTCTGTTAATAAATGCGAGAGTATCGGCTCTAACCAATGGGTCATCCCCCTTGTAAAGAACGGCTTCACCGTCTAAAATGCAATTGGGGAATGTTCTTTCTTCAAGAACCTTTACACACTTTTCAAACTTGTTGGTAATATCTCTTCCGTTAAAACTATAAATTTTAACCTCATTGTTAAACTTGTGAATTTGCACCCGTAGGCCATCATATTTTTCTTGAACGAAAAAATCCCCTGTAAAACCATTAATCTCTTTCATATCCTCAATATCAAATATGCGATACATAGGCTTGTTAGGCTCAATAAATTTTTCTGGCTTATCCTGCTTTACAATTTCAACAGGTGCTTGTTCTGTCATAAATTGTTCATACAATTGTTGCCCCTGTTCCATTGTATTATAGGAATCGTCGGAATATAAAAGGCTTGTATCAATATTAGGAAACCTTTCTTTAATTTGAGGGTCTTCCAACATCTCTCTTAACTCGACAACCAATCTTTCCCAATCCTTTTCATATGCTTTAGGATTATCCTTAGCACTTAGAAAAGTAGCCCTAACCATGTTTCTTAGTGAAGAAACATTTTTATTGATACTATCAAAGGGTATGTCAAAGGGATTCAATTTATCACCTATGAGTCAAGAGGTGGTCTAACTCTATTTGCCTCAGAATCAATAACCGAGAGAGTATTCTTTTTCTTTCTCAATAGTGCAAGGGCAGTTTCCAAAGCCAATTCCAATTGCTTTTCCTGTGAATCTTCGGGAAATTCTGAATCCTCTACATTTTTAGGCATTTCAGCATCTCCCATTTCTGGAGGGTCTTCTCTTGGTTCTGTTTCTTCATCCTTGTAGATTAGATTTTCTGGCATTAGTTTTCTACTGCGTGGGCTTTTGGCAATAGATGGGCTACTGCTTACATTTTTAGCGGCCAATCTTTCTACATCTACAACCTTAGGTTTAATTTGCTTATAGGTATTTACCTCAGCCTTGAAGTCTTCTGAACCTAGTGCGTTATTAACAACACTTTCTAGTTCTTGCAACCTTGTCAATAGTTCTGTGTATAGGCTAAATTCTGATTTTTCGTCGTTCATTGTGTTCCCTCCATTCTTGATACAAAGTCATGAATATCATCCCAATCCATACTTTGAATTTCTTTGTTAGAGGGCATACCTCTATTTGGCTTTGAATAAGGTGAAGGCGTTGTAGCAACAAAGCCCGACTTAATCAATGTGGTTTCTGATTCCTGCAACTTGCGTTCCAAATCTTGAACCTTTTCTACTAGCATTTTCAATACATTTACAATTTCTTCTTCCATGTTTATTCCTCCTCATATACAATATCTCTTAGAGTTCTATAAAGTCTTTCATATATCTTTCTCAAAGCGGCTGCCTTTTTAACCATTTGTAGATTCTCGACACCCAATTCTTCCAATAATGTTTCCTCGTCTGTATCAGCCACATCGCCCAATATATTTATAAGTTTTCCTAACTTCAAATAATCTTCACCAAAGTATTCTGTGGGGTGAGAGTTTTGCAATATTGTTTTTATTTCTCTTCTCCTATCCTCGTCAAGTGAAGAAATGTCGGCCTTGAGAAAATCCATTGATAGTCGCAATCTACCACTTTGAATATACCTTTGAACTTCTCTAGCCTCTTCGTTTAGTTGTCCCAAAGTTCCAAAACTAAATTCACGGTAAATGTCCAATAAGATTCTTCTTAGTGTCTGTTGTTGGTCGCCCAATGCGAACCTTTGATTTAGAATATCATTGACCATTTTTTTACCTTCCTCGCTAACATTTTCATAATCTTTAAAAATTAGAAAATAGGCAAACATTTCTTTAATGTCTTCCTTAGCGAAGAATCTTTTATCATCCCTCGCTATTTTGGCTATTACACCTTCATAGGTTTGGACTTGATAACCTCTTTCCAATAGGGGCATAATCTTATTGTTAATCGTCTGTTGAAATTTACTTGTAAATTCTGGACCTGTAACAAGGTCTCTTTTCTTAGCCTTTAATTGTGCCATCCTATTATACATG